TGAATCATATACAGTATCTTTAAATCCAGATGCAAGTAGTTTCTTACCTAATGTTATTGGTAGTGAACCAAAAGACATGAAAACTAAAATATGGTGTCAGGCAACATATCCAAACTTACTTAAGAAATTGGATGCTGACGGTTTAGGATATAGTATTAAAACTACTATGATTAAATGTTCAAGCGATTACTTTGCTGATTATAAAACACAATTTAAAACTCCAGAAACTCCTTGGGTAGTATCTGAACTTAAAGGTAGTACTGTAAGTAGATTATTTAAATTTATCAGTATTTCTGACGGTGACGCTGCAAACCAAGAAATTAAGATTAGTATACAAAATATTAACCCAATAACATTGGAATTTGACGTGGTTGTTCGTTCATTCTATGATACAGATGCAAATCCAAATGTATTGGAGACATACACAAAATGTTCATTAATTCAAGGTACTACAAATTATATTGCACAGCGTATTGGTACATCAGATGGTGAATACGACCTTCAGAGTAAATATATTATGGTTGAAATGGATAGTGAAGAACATGTTGGTTCATTCCCAGCAGGTTTTGAGGGTTACATGTTTAACAATTATGCTATCGCTGCAACTGGCGGTGCTGTAGTTGGTGTAGCACCAAAAATTTTCTATAAAACCGATTATACTACAAGTGAATCTGCTAGACCTAGCCGTACATATTTGGGTATATCAAGTAGTGCATACAATGCTTTAGGTGTTGTAGGTGATGGTCTTAACCAAAACTTCTTTAATTTTGATAATTGGAGAAATGCTGGTGACAATAATGAAAGCGGTTTTACTAAAACTAAAGGTTTTCACATGGATAGTGGTGCTACCGGAACATATTATGATGGTGCATCTTATATTGGAGAATTCGAAGTAGGTCAGGGTCCATTCAGCACCATTAATGATGTTGTCGACCCAAATAACACCTATTATTTATTGGCTTCAAGAAAGTTCACTTTAGTTCCGGCAGGTGGTTTTGATGGTTGGGATGTAAATAGAACTAGTCGTTCTTACGGTGACTTATACCGTCAGGGTGGAATTTATGATGGTGTTTCAAACATTAATATTCCAGCAATGAATGACTTCCAAGCATGGGAAACAGCAATTAGTACATTTGCTAATCCTGAAGAAGTTACTATCAACGTATTTGCAACCCCAGGTATTAACTGGAGTGACCAAAATATATTGGTTCAGAATACTTTAGAAATGATTGAAAAACAAAGAACTGATACATTATATGTTATCGACTGTCCAGATGTTGAAATTCCAAAAACTGTTGGTAATACTAAACAGGATGTTCTTGCAGCAAATGATATTGTTGAATTACTTGATGTTGCAGATGTTGATAGCAGTTATGCTTGTACATACTTCCCTTGGATTCAATTAAGAGATACTCAGAACAATGCTAATGTTTACATTCCACCAACAGGTGAAGTTGTAAAAGCAATGGCATTTACTGACAATACCTCATTCCCTTGGTTTGCACCTGCAGGTTTACAGCGTGGTGTTACCAATGCTAGAAAATCTAAGTATAAATTAAGTCAGGAAGCACGTGATATTCTTTACGCAGGTAGAATTAACCCAATGGCTGATTTTGCAGATGCAGGTACAGCAATCTTTGGACAGAAAACCTTACAGGTTAAAGCAAGTGCTTTGGATAGAATAAATGTACGTAGATTACTTCTTCAGATTAAAGTTCTTATTGCAAACATTGCTATCAGACTTGTATTTGAACAAAACGATACAACTACAATCAATCAATTCCTAACAAAAGCAACTCCGGTTCTTGACACAATTAAGAGAGAAAGAGGTTTGTATGAGTTCAAGATTAAAATGGATGATACAATTAATACTCCGGAATCAATTGATAGAAATGAATTATTTGGTGAAATATTCTTAAAACCAACACGTGCTGTTGAATTTATCGGTATCACCTTTACAATTACTCCTTCGGGCGCATCATTTGCCGATGTTGGTGCATAATTAGTGGTTTAAAAATTAAAGACTCGCTACAATGGCGGGTCTTTTTTTTATATATGAGTATTTATGAAAAAATAACATTAAGTTTTTAATAAAAAAATTATGGGTAATAAAAATAAAGGAACTGATAATCTAAATCAAGTTATAGTACCAGAAGAAAAATTAGAAGAGGTTGTTGAAATAAAAGAAATTACTGAAAACGTGAATGAAGAAATTATCGAAGCAGATGCAACTATTCTCAAGGAAAACGAACTTACTGAAAAATGGGAAAAATCTGGATTGTTAGATGGACTAACATTATTAGAAGAACAACCAAATGATGTTGATGCATTAACTATAGAAACTCCATTAAACGAAAATGAAGAATCAATTGAAGAACCATATATTCCTCTTTTAATAACAGAATCACCTAAAGTAAAAAGAAGTCCAAATAGTTATACTTTAGATGAAATGCGTGAATACAGAAGAACTGGCAAATTAGTGGATTAATTATTTTATTTTCAATAATCAGAGTATTTATAATTACATACAAAAAATAAGTAATATAAATTAAACAGATAAAAAAATGGCAGGAGAAATGATAAGGGGTATACCGTTTCAGTATGAACCGAAAAGGGTAAACAGATTCTATGCGGAATTTGCAAATGAATTGGGTATCGAAGTTTGGAGTGTTCAGAAATTCGGAAGACCTAAAATGAAAATAAATAGCGTTCCTATTAAATTCATGAACGAACAAAATTATGTTACTGGTCAATATTCATGGGAAGCACTAAGCGTTACTTTCCTTGACCCAATTGGTCCGAGTACTTCACAGCAATTAATGGAATGGGTTCGTTTACATGCGGAATCGCTAACTGGTCGTATGGGTTATGCTGCAGGTTATAAAAAGGATATTACATTACTTTCTTTAGACCCAACAGGTATTGAAGTTGAGAAATGGACTTTGGAACAATGCATGATTACCGGAATTGACTTTGGTGATAATAGTTATGATGATGATGCTTTAACTAACATAACTTTAGAATTGCAACCTTGGCGCTGCATACTCAATTTGTAATAGAAACGAGTACAGAAATTTAAAAAGCCACAATTATGTGGCTTTTTTTATGCAATTTCTTTTATTCTTTTCTCAACCAACATATTAATATAGTAACTTCTATCTTTGGTTTCAATAATTTTATATGAATCATTATTATGTGAAAACCATACGATATACGATTTACCTAGTTTGATACCCGTATTTTTTTCGATAATATACTTATACATACTAAGTTGTAGACTATAAATTTCCAAATCACAATCTTCTATCACGCACAATTCCCCTAAAAGATGTCTTCCCGTTTCCCCATTACTAAATTTTTTATTTGTTTTCCAATCATATATTTGAATTTCTTTCGTCTTTACATTATAAAAAAGAATGTCAAGCATTCCTGCAATCATTGATTCGACATCATAAACAACAAATTCTGTTTTAATTGGAATTAATTTACCTCTGGCATCATCATAAAATTTATCAACAAGTTTTTTAGTTATTTCGTATTCAGGTAAAATTGGGTCGAATCCAAATTCATTAATAATTTGTCGTTCCGGATATTCAAATATTTTATTTTGAAATATGTTCTCGGCATAATCGTGAATTGCCGAACCTTTCATAGTTCCTTTCTTATTAATGAATCTCCATGCTCTTTTAACCTTATCCGGAGAAATATTAAACTGACTACCCTTGTAGTCTGCCCAATAATCTTCGTTAAATTCTTCTTGATATTTGTGAATAAGTGTGGTTACAGAAATAAATTGTTTATTATTCACAAAATATTTGTGAGGCTCATCAAAATATTTGATATTATTAAATGTGGTAAAAATTTCGCTTGGAATTATCATAACCACAAAAATATCTTAAATTTAATTAATAACAATATTTTTCTGTAAAATATTATCAAAATTAATGTTTTCCAATTCAGATATTAAAGAATTTTTATCTGCGGGTAGCTTTGCGTAGCCATGAATGTGATTAACAATTACATTTCTAAGAACATTTAATGCCTCAACGAGCACATCACCCCTTGCAATCGGATGTCCAGTAGCAAATATGTTGGTTCTATCTTCTGGAGTTAACCTTGCAGCTTTAAATTGTGGATTACCATCATGTGAAATTAATGCAATCTTATCGCTTTGTATAATTGTGTTACTATAAAATATAGTA